GTTCTCAAGAAGAAGTTGTAGAGTTAATAAATAACCCAAAAGAATTAATAGACACAGTAACAAAAATGGGTAATTTATGATTAAGTCCAAGTTCGGCTCTCTTACTTCCGTCCTTCAAGGCCAGAGCATAGCCTCTGGTATCTTTAATACTACCCAAGCAAAGCAAAAGAAACAAGATCGTTACCGCTCACTTATGCGCGGGATTAACATTTCATCATTTTCAACCTTTGAGAATCTAAACAAGTGCGAAAGATTCTTTAGTCTCTCAAAGCTTGAACTTTCTAGAAATGCCGCAAATAAGTTAATTGAGGGATTTAAGTTTGAAACAAATATGGATTTTGCGTTTGGAAAAGCAATGGAAACTGGGATTCAAAGTGGTATTCTTGGCAAGACAAAACAAGAGATATTTTTTGATATGTTTATGTCATGGGATATGCCACTTGATGCTATTCATCCCAAAGGTTATGCTAAGACATTCGTAGATGCTACCATAGCTATTGATAAGTTTCTCTGGATAAAAGAAAATCTCCTAGAGGGCTGGGAATTAGCGTGGTTCAACAATAAACCAGCTATTGAGCTAAGTTTTTGTATTGATCTTAGTAATGGTTACTATTACGTAGGCCACGTGGATGCTGTTTTATTCCACCCACTACTTAATATGTATAGAGTCTTGGAGAATAAGACAACTGTTTCTAAGACTATTCACGAAGCAATGTTTAAGAATTCTAATCAAGCTGTTGGCTATTCAGTAATTGTGGATTCCATAGCTAAAGATGCTGCAAAGAGTGCAACCTTTTAGGTATTTTATCTTGTCTTTTCAACACCCAGAGAATCTTTCGAGAAGTTTTTGTTTACTAAGAGTAGAAGCAACCGAGCCGCTTGGCTTAACACAATTCTATTTGATTACCAAAGGATTGAACTCTGCAAGAAAACAGGATTCTGGCCCAAAAGAGGTGATTCATGTTTTCATTTCTACAGACCATGTAAGTTCTTTGATATTTGTGACTTGGACTTTGAGCATTTCAATGGAACAGGAGAATTTGATTATGTCTCTGCTGAAGAAATCGCTGAACATGAATTCGATTTCAAATTTACTTTGCAAGAGATAATTGATACGCAAAAGGAGCTGATTTAAAATGACAGCAACTTATGTTGATCGTGATTTTGTTTGTATCCCAGATTGTAAAATGCCTCATATGGAATGTGATACTAGGTGTTTTATTAAAAGTGCTAAACCTCTTCCATTGAAATATGGTGATAATAAGGATTGCCCAATACGGATTACAAGTGTTTTTGGAAGTAATTATGATTTTGTAGAAGTCAAAGCCCAACGATTAATAGAGAGATTTGGTTGGAGAATTCATTCCCGCGCTAAATTGTACTTAGTACACTTAGAGATTACTATCTATAGTGTCCTTCTATTTTATCCAGTTGATGGGAAAGAGGAAAATTATGGCTGACCATCCAAACCCCGCAATTCAAAAAGTATTAGATGATGCTAAAGCCAAAGCATTAGCTAATCCTAAACCAGTAATTCTTAGAGCACCTCCACCTAAAGTATTCACAAAAGAAGAACTTGAAAGTTTTCTTCTTGAAGTTCCTACACTTCATGAAAGTAAAGATGATGAAGTTGAACATGCAATTCTCTATGGTGATCCTGGAACTGGCAAAACAGTTCAAGCTGCTTTGCTTAGTGAGTTTTATAATCTTCTTTGGTTCGATGGAGATAAAGGACTTACCGCAGTAATCCACAATCTTCCCTCGGAACTTACTAAGCGGATACGAATTATTAAGATTCTTGATAACACCATGACACCATTCATGGTTCACACAATGCTTAAGGTAGTCACTGGCCGGCAAGTAGTTATTTGTAGAGAACATGGTGCAGTTGATTGCACAATTTGTAGGCAAGATAAAGAAGCAAAATTCGCAACTATTGCTCTTAATGTACTTCCCGGGAATTGGATTGCCATTATGGATTCACAAACACAATTCGTTGCATCAGCTCTGGCACAAGTACATTATAAAGTAAATAAGAGCGCACTCGGTAAGGATACTGATGATTTCTGGCGCGGAGAAGGTGATGACGTATTCGCCTATTGGGGAAGTATGAAGAATGTAATGGATAAGTTTGGGAATTACATGAAAGATTTAAGATGTAAGTTTGTTACTATAAGCCACGAAACTGTTGCTGAAAAAGAGGATAAGACAAGTAAGATAATTGTTCCAGTTTCGGGTAGTGATGCTTCAAGTAGAAGTTATTCAAAGTTTTATGGAACAGTTGTTCACTGTGAGAAAATTAATAACCAAATTAAATATCAAACACAAACAACTGGTTCTAATAGGATTCAAGCTAAGAGCAGAACAAATGTAATTTTAGAGAAAGAGGAATCACCTGGACTGATACATATTTTCAATCCAAAAGAAGCAAAGGAATTACTAAAAGGAAGCTATACCGAGTGGTATCTGAGAGAAGGTTGGAAACATCCAAGTGAACGGAAATCCATTGCACCACAACCAAAAGGAGTATTACCGATATGAGCAAAAAAACTAAAGCTTATGGACAATCAATGAAAGCTTTTGAAAAGGAAGTAAAAGAAGAAAATAGAATAAGAGAAATAATTAGGCAAGAACTAAATGTATCTAAGCAAACTGATAATGCAAAAGTAGAAATTCCAAATAGAGTTACTCAAGAAGCTATGGAAGAAGCAAGAGAGTTTTCTTCTCTTACTACTCATCAAACAATTCTTGAGAAAGCAAAAGCACTTGTTTACGGCCCAAGAAATAAAGTTTATCGTCATCCTTCTGATAACTTTGATAACATAGCAAATCTCTTCAATGCTTATTTTAATGCTATCAAAGTTCGTCCTAATGTTCTAACTAACATAGTAGCAGATCCTGAGTTTCGTATCAACAACATCGACGTAGCTTATCTCAACATCCTCCAGAAAGTAGCCCGTGCTGCAACTGCTCAAGATCATGAAGATACACTAATTGATATCGCTGGCTACGCTGCTTGTGTTGAACGTATTCTTAAGAATGTCTAGGCCCGCTGAAGCCTGTAGTAAGAACAATTCAGCAATCGTGTGTTTTTCTTTAACTTGAAATGGAGTAATTGAAATGACTGAGCCAACTCAGAGTAAGTTTGGAGCACTAGCACAGTTGGTAGGCAGGAACTTGGATGATATTCCTGATCTACCAACATTCAAAACACCTCCTTCGGGTGTGTATAAGTTCATTATTGAGAGTTGCAAGCAAAAAGATATCAACGAAAAGACAGCAATTGTTACAGAATATGTAATCGTTGATACCATTGCACTTAATAATCCTGAGGAGTATGAAGAAGCCGAATTAGTTAAACCAGGAGATAAGTTCTCTGAAGCTTTCTGGTTTGATGATCCGGAAAGGATTGAAACAACTACTTCTGTTTTGAAAGCTAAATATGGTGGCTTTGGTGTTCATTTGGGAACTGTAAATCTTCTTGAAATTCTTGAGAAGATGGAAGGTCTCCAAGTTCAGGGTATTATTGGCAATAGAACTGACAAAAAAGACAAAACAAAAATCTATCCTCAAACAAAGGATATGGTAATTGTTTCGTAAAAAGTAAGAAAAACTTAGTAGGGAGGGGAGAAATTCTCTCCCTACTTCTTTTTGTCGTTCCAAAACTATGACAAAACTTGAACAAAAGCTGTATGACCATAAATATTATATAGAAAATAAGTTGAATCGACAAGTACAAATGGATGCTTGGGAAGAACAGCATCCTGGAAATAAGAAATTACGAAACCAAAGAAATTATCTTAACCGCAAGAAAAGAGGATATTACAATGGATATTCCAGAAGATCAAGTAAGTTTTAAAATTACAATTTACAAAACAGTTAAAAGATTTTACGAAGGAACAAAAGAACAATTACTTGAGGAAAGACATTATACTGATCAGGAAATTAATGATCGGTATAATTACATAGCACAAAAAGATACAGAAAAATATACTAAAAAAATATACACTCCTGTACCAGCACTTCTTCATACTGATATTGAAACTAAAGTTCTTGAGCAAATAGTAGAAACTCTCGATCTTAAAGCTGTTATACGAGCGGTGAATTCATGAACTACGTCTGTGGGTTTTTATTTTCTTTTGATATAAAGAACTTTGTTCTTATTAAAAAGAATCGTGGGCCAGAAGGAATGGCAGGAAAGTGGAATGGAGTTGGTGGAAAGCTAGAATTAGTTAATTATACAGTAATAGATGGATTATCTGATCTAGAAAGAATAGTTCCACTTAGCGAGCTAATAAATTATCCTGAATCAAAAGAATACATTACTAGACCAAGAGATTATGAACTTCCTCACGTAGCAATGGAACGAGAATTCTCTGAGGAAACTGGAGTTCTTGTTAAAGCTGATCGCTGGCGATGTTTCTATATTGAGGAATACTCTCAGTCACAAGCAAAGATTTACTACTTTGCAGCTTTTGGTGATGATTACAAGAAAGTAAGAACAGTTACTGATGAAGAAGTAAAAATTCATGGGTTAGAAGATTTTGCTTTTATGCACCCAAATGAACTTGTTCATAATTTAAATTATATTATAAGTATGGTTGTCCAGAATGTTCACACTGGGTATTTTCAGATACTTAATCCACAAGGAGTTAATGGAAAATGAATCCTTATCAAGCACCATTCTCATGGGAACTTATACCAAAAAGTGTTCATGTTGTGCAAAATTATCGAATTAGAGATTCAGAAGATAATCGAATAGCAACTTGTTACTCAGAAGAAAATGCAACTTTTATAGTAAAAATGCTGAATAAGGCAGCATCAATATGAGAGAAAAAATCTTAACAGCTCTTTACGATACGATGATAGGAGCTGCAATGATAGCTGCTATTGCTATTGCTGCAACAGCTCTTGTTTCAGTTCCACTTGTTATTCTTGCACAAGTAGGGAAAGCTATCTGTAAATGAAAGACATCTCACCTATCCTCTTAATGGTAACTTCTGAATGTATGTCCTACATTCACCTTATCAAACCTCTTCTTAAAGGGAGAAAAGCTTATGTCATTGATCAAGACCCGGACACAATTGCAGAGCTTGAACATTATGCAAAGAGCCAAAAGATTAAATACGTTATTTCAACAAGCACTTCCGTTCTTAATAAAGTCATACAATTGCAAACGCACCAGAATATTGATAATTGGGCCGGAAGTCTCTATGAACGTGGAAGTATCACCTACCTCTTTCTCAATCGACTTAAACAATTCTACACTGTTCCTCATGGACGATTTCTTGCTCAAAGATTCATTAGCAAAATCATCTCTCCCGAAGAATGGGATTTAACTCCTGAGTTCTCTTGGGAACTTCTTACACCAGAAACAGTAGATCGTTGGTATTTTCTCTTTCAGAAAGCACTAGTCTTGGCCGTAGATATTGAAACTAAGAGCTTTGAATACCCAGCTGAGGAGCTTAATACCATTATTCGTTGTATCTGTTACACTGGACTTTGGGAAGATGGGAATATCCACACTGTAGTTATTCCCATCTTTGAAGCCGAAGAAGAATACCAGAGTTATTGGATTGCTTGGATGCGTAAGTTCAATGAACTCAAAATTTACAAAATATTCCAGAATGGTCTTTATGATAATGCCCATCTTATATGCTACGCCTCACCAACTTATGGATACTTATGGGATACACAGTCTTTATTCCACAGTTGGTATTGTGAACTTCCTAAGAGGCTCGACTTTATTTCAGCTTTCTGCATTCATAACTCATTCTACTGGAAAGACCTTGCACATGAGGGAGGTAAGAATAAGCTCTTTGAATATAATGCCAGAGATGGATGGGCAACTATGGTCAGTTGGCTATATCTAATTAAGAATCTTCCTGAATGGGCATGGACGAACTACTTAATAAAATTTCCAATTTGGATTCCTTGTATTGTTTGTAACTTAGAAGGATGGAAAACTGATGGACAAAGAAGAGTTGAACTCGCCAGTGAATACATCAGGGATTATGAAACTTCTATTACTAGACTCCGAAAATGGTTTGGACAAGAATTCAATCCAAGAAGTCCACAACAAGTTGTCAAACTTATGGCCTTCTATGGAAGTGCAGATATCAGTAGTTCAGATGAATCAAGTCTTAGAACATTCTCCATACGTCATCCTCTCAATGCACGATTTGCTGGGGAAATACTTGCCGCTCGTGAGACTGGTGGAATTCTTACGAAATATATCAAACCTCCAAATTATTCTGTCACCGCAAAGCCTCCTAAAAGAAAAACTTATCTTCTCCGGCATGGGAGATTATTCTACTCTCTCAATCCTGATGGCACTGATACAACTAGATTATCATGTTCGGAAGGTTTTACTTGGACTGGAGTCCAAATACAAAATCAACCTGAAAAAGCTCTAGAAGTAAGAGAAATGTTTATTCCTGATGATGGGTTTATACTTGGAGAAGTTGACGGGGAACAAGCCGAAGCACGAGGAGTTGCTTATTTAAGTGGAGATAAAAACTTATTGGAAGTTGTGAATAGTGGAAAAGATTACCATGCTCTTAACGCGGAAAGATTCTTTGGCGTTCCTTATGACGAGATAGTTAAGTGGATTGATGGACACTGGGAAGTTATTGATAAAGAATTAAGGAATCTTTCCAAGAGAACGAATCATGGAAGTAATTATAATATGGGCTGGTTCATGCTTCTTATCACAATGGGAGAACTTGCTGTTGATAAAGCGAAAGGATTATTAAAGCTTCCTCCCTATTGGACAAGACAAAGAGTATGTGAGCATCTTCTTAATTGTTATATGGAAGCTTACCCAACAGTTAAAAAAGATTACTACCAATATATTATAGCAAATGTCCAAACAAATAAAATGCTTACAAGTCCTCTTGGTTGGACACGTTATTGCTTTGGAAATCCTGCACATTCTAAAACAGACTTAAATGCACTTGTAGCACATCCAAGTCAGAATTTAATTGTAATGATAATCAATGAGGGATTCAAAGATGTTTACTGGAACATACAGCGTAAATACCCTAGAGATTTTAGACTCAAAGCACAAGTTCATGATTCTATCCCCTTCCAATTTAGAATTGGATGCGAAGAACTCGTTCGTAAAGCAAAGCGAATCTGTACTAGGGAAGTTGACGTTAAAGATTGTCATGGAATTTCAAGAAAAATGATAATTCCTATGAGTGCTAAGACTGGTATGAACTGGGGTCAAATGAAATTACTTATTGAAAGAAAATAAAAAATATGAAAGCCGTTGATAATATGAGAACCAATAAAAGAATAATAAACAAGAACTATCGACATATAATTCTTGAGCTTCTTGCTTCAGGAGATAGACCAAAAGAAATTGCTAATAAACTAAGTAAAGAAAAAAGGAATGTTATACAAACTATTCATGAAATGAGAAAGTTAATAAACGCTCGTTCAACTGTTCAATTAGTTATAATGTATCGAGAAAATTTTGTTGGGAAGAATTTCCCATTTAAGGAAAAGAAAGAAAAAAATAAGAGAGACGAAAAATGAAATGCCAACGAATTAATTGTACTAAAGAAGCTGAAGTTGTACCTATTTTAATTGTTCCCTGTATGCAAGATCATGAATGTGGATACGAAGAAGAAATATTAGTTGGCGCAGAAGTATGTAGAGACTGTCAAACAAGAGTTAATATTTCAAACCTAATGACTCCAGAAATTGCAATTCTTTTTGTTAATCTTATGAATCTTGCACAACATGAACCAGATTTTGAAAGTAGTTATATTAGATGGGTTCCTTTAAATTGTGATGAGTATAGGTTATTTCAGAAGCTAAGAAATATCTCAATTTCTGATTCCAATGAAACAAGCTCCAAACTGCTTCATTGAGAGTTTCATAGATTTTCATAAGAATACTGAAGCACCAACTATATACTACCGCTGGGCAGCAATAGCAGGTATTGGAGCAATGCTTGGCCGGAATTGTTGGCTCCAACATGGACATACTAAAATTTATCCCAATCAATATATTATGTTAATAGGAGATTCAGGTGCTAGGAAAAGTACAGCAATTTTATCTATTAAGAAACTCCTCATTGGCGCGCAATATAAGACGATTTCAGCCGATAGAACAACTAAAGAAAAATTTCTTATTGACCTTGAAGAAGGTATTGCCAAGAGTCATGATCCAGAGGAAAGATTTGATGTTAGTAAGGATAAGAAGAATCCTACTATGCGCGCATTATTCGGCCAAGAGTTATCCACAGAACCGTCAGAATGTCTTATCTGTGCTGATGAATTTAATTCATTCTTAGGACATGGAAACGTAGAATTCATAGATCTCTTAACTAACCTCTGGAGTTATGATGGAATTTATGAAAATCGTATTAAAAATGGCAGGAGCGTTAGAATTAACAATCCTACTATTGGTATTCTTGGGGGTAATACTGGCACTGGTATCAGTATGGCATTCCCACTCGAAGTCATTGGACAGGGATTATTCTCACGCTTGGTTATGGTATTTGCTGATCCTAGTGGTAGGCGCATCACCTTTCCTCCTTCTCCTGATCCAATTATTTATGGAGAGTTAGTTCAAAAGTTGATGAGAATAAGAGGAACAATAAGAGGGGAACTCAAGATAGAACCATCAGCTTACATTGCTCTTGATGATATTTACTCAAACTGGAGGGACTTGGAAGATGTCAGATTTAAAAGTTATTCAACTCGAAGATTTACGCACCTTCTTAAACTCTGTCTTTGCGTTGCTGGAGGACGAGAAGAAGGAACAATCACAACGGATACTGTTATCTATGCTAATACAATTCTCCATTATACAGAGTATTTTATGCCTAGAGCACTTGGAGAATTTGGCAAAGCTAGAAATAGTGATGTCGCGGCAAAAATCCTCGAAATTATTGAAAAGTCTGAGATACCTGTTGACGTTTTTAAAGATATATGGCCTCAAGTCAGGAGAGATCTTGACAACAGAAAACAACTTGGTGAAATTCTCGATGGTCTTAGACAAGCGGGTAAAATACAACAAGTAGGACTAGAGGGAAAATTATTACCAATAAAGATAGTGCAAAAGTGGAATCAGCCTCACTGTAAGATTAATTTGTTGCAAGAGTATTTACATAGTCAGGCAAAGGCCGGCCTCCCATTATAATTTGTAGTTGTCTTGAGAATGGAGTGTTTAAATTTTCTCCAATCTTGTTTACCTGACTTCTATTTGCACTCATCATAGTATTTGTGTAAAATCTATTGAAGTTCTCAATCCTTCCACCACTCTTAGCATATTCCTTTGCAAATGTTTCCATACTTTCAGCACTTGGAGTTTTATTTCCAACAACACTTGTCTTAATAGCACTTCCAAGTTCTTGAATCTTACTTGCATCTTTAGCTTTATAAGCATTAATTCTATAGAGAGCATCCAATGCTACAGCTTCGTCGAAAGGTCTCCCACCAGCAACTCTTGATACTGTTGAAATATTCCAAAAGTCTTGAGATGCCGTTAACAATGAAGCTTGGTTTGTTGTTGTATAACCTTGAGCTATTGCAGCAAGCCCGGATAAGGGGCGAGAGAATCCATTATGTTCGATTGCTTGAGACATTGTTGCCCAAAATGCACCCCCGTCAGCAAGTCTTTCTCCTACTTGCCAGATATTTTTTACGAAACGCACACTTGCCGAGACTACAGGAATATCTTCGATACTTGTTGGGAGCACCGTTATCTGACGTGGATTTATGTCTCCCCTTGAATACAGATTCACTCTCGCTTGAGAATCTATTAACTGTAGAGCATTACTTCCTGCCCCATACATTAACCAGTCACCCAATTGCTTCCCGAATACGGAATAGCTTGCGTAATAAAGATCTTTGTGCTGCGTATTACCGCTAGCATTCCCAACTATGTGAGTGTTGAGAAAGTTGAACGCGGGTAAACCCTGCATCCCGTAAATTCCTCCCTGCAAACCAAGCAACATAGCAAGTGATTTTTTATCTCCCTCTCCAACGTACTTGAAGAGTTGCTGCATAAGGTTGAATTGATAAGTTTGAAACAACGAAATAGCTTGGCCAACGACTCCCTGGAATACAATGGGTCTTTGAGAATGAAGATAATTTCCCTGTGTTTTATTAACGAACAATTGGATGTATTCATTAGCTTCTTTAACATTCTTGAGAACTCCAGATTCAATTGCTATATCTGTTATCTGCCTCATAACATCCGCAGCAACAAAGCGAGTCATATTCTCCGTGAGTTTATTCCCAGTCCATTTCCTTCCAAATTCATGAGCAGTTTTAATCTTTGCATCAAACTGAGATGCTGTTTCTGAAAAGTTAAATTGAAGATTATTAAGCATTTGACGCTCATTATAAAGCGTCTCATCAATAATTACTTTGATGTCAGAATAACGCTTAAGCAGTTTCCCATCTCCAATATGATCTGTGCGATAATTCTCATAAGCATTTTTCACAAGCTTATTTATAGCAGGAATCTCAACTCCACTTCCATCAGGAAGCTTTACTTTCATTAATCCTGAGAGTTTTCCTGCAATTTCAGGATCACTTTTCATTATTGCATTAAGTAAAAACTTACTTTCTGAACTCAAAAGAATATGAGAAGAAACAAGATTGTTAATAGCATTAAAATGATCCCACTGGAGAAGTGTTGTTGAAAGAATTGATTGAGCTTTTGCAATACCACTAGCCAGCCAAGGTTTAGAAGCAATATTACCATTAGCTACCATTGCAGCCGTAGCATCTTTAAAAGGAGTTCCAAGTCCAAGTTCATTTGCTGTTTTATTTACTCGATCTACAAAAGATTGGTCAATTTGCTTAGCATCACGGAAAGTTTCACGAAGCTTATTTATCGGCCCCTCAATAGCATTTTGTACAGTATCATTGAAAGTTCTCCACCATTGATATTCACTGGCACGAGAAATATCAAGAGCAGTTTTGACTATATCATTATAAGGATCTTTAACTGTTTTTTCAAGTCGTTCTGTAAGAGATCGAAATTGAGAAGTTGCAATATTTGTATAACGATCTCCCAAGTGTTCAAGTTCTTTAAAAGCTTGTGAATATTTATGAGCTACCATTCTAGTTACAAGAGTATCTTCTTGTCGCATATGCCATTGCATATATTCATCAAGAATTTCTCGAGAAGAAGTAGTTGGTAGAAATTGTGATAAAACACCTTTCCGGCCAAGCTCACTGTCAACACGACTTTCATTCATTCCAAGAGCAAAATCATAATCTCCTTTAGCTTTATGAAATTCCTCAGCCTCAACTTTTGTTGTTATCTTAAACTCACTTTGATCAACTTGTTGGATAAGTCGATTAAGAGTTGATTCATCTTTCGCGGCAATCACACGTTTCTGATCACCAAGATTAATTCCACGAGGTTCTACAAGTACAAAATGTTTAAGTTTCTCAGTATTAATTGGAGGTGCATACCACGGGATGAAGCCAGGTTCTTGAGATGCACTATCCATAACACCAGCACCAGCTTTCATATTACTTACATGTGGTTGTCTCTCTTGAACAAGTTTTCCATGAGTCATGCCAAACTCACTAGCTTCTGAACTAAGATCAATTACTTCACTAGGAGAAGTAAGTTTTTTAGCTTGTATTTGATGCCAGTCAGCTTTTTTTATAAGTCGCGTAGGATTAGTAATATCAAATCCCCACAAATCAGGACTTGCGCGAAGTCTATTTGTAATAAGAGAAATTTCAGCAATAGCATCATTACCTTTTGCTGCTACTGTTGTAATTCCAGCATTTAAATCTTTTGCTGCTGCTGTTTTTCTCTTAAGTTTAAGAGCATTTGTCTGAGGCCCAGTATACTGAGCAAACCCACCAGCAGTACCAAGATTGGAATTAGCAAAACCAAACAAAGAAGCGCCAGCACCCATACGAGTAGGAGCTCTACCAGGTTCAGTCCAATTTGGAGCATCAAGAAAGTTGTTGGCATCGTCTCTCGCAAAATTAGCAAAATCTTGATTAATTTTATTACGAATCATAATCTTTTGCTGTTCGTAAGTAATGGCACCAGTCAAAGAGTTTGCATTAAGCATTTCCATTGCATCAAGATTATCAGCAAAGTCAACACGAGCATAACGTGGTTGATTCCAATCAGTTCCTATCTTATATTTCATCCATTCGCCATTCTCTCCATTAAGCCATTTTTCAGTAACATTAAGACGAATAGCTATTTCATCAAGAGGTTTCCCATTGAGATCCGCAGCAAATTTAGCTTTCTTATGTTCAATAAGATTACGAAGTGTTTCTCCTGTTGGGCCGCGCACTGATCTACCATCATCGAGTTTAATTATATATTCTGACGCTTTTCCAGACTCTTCATAAGCACGCTCAAGCATTGGAAGATCACTTTCACTTATAACTTTATTTTTCCAAA